CTTGCAAGAGAGCAAATCCTTGTTCTCAATGCTTCATATGAGCCAATTAATATTACTTCTTGGAAAAGAGCATTTGTTCTTCTTCTAAAAGAAAAAGCTCAGGTGGTAAGTCAAAAAGTTATTCGTCTTGTTAACTTTATTAAGATCCCATTTAATAAGATGATGAGAGCTAAGCCTAGTCGCAATGCTATCTATACCAGAGATGGTCATAAATGCCAATATTGTGGTTCTACAAGAAGGCTTACAATTGATCACGTAGTACCTAAATCAAAAGGTGGTAGTGATGACTGGGACAATCTTGTGGTAGCATGTTCTTCTTGTAATATCAAGAAGTCAAACAAAATGCTGGAGCAATCAGGACTCAAACTAGCCAGAAAGCCTACTCGTCCTAGGACGCACCTAGATCTAACTATTTCTCAGACTAAATGTGAGGAATGGAAAGAATATTGCTACTTAGTTTAAAGATAACTATAGAAGAAATGTAACATTTTATACATTTCTTTCGTTCATCCCTTCGGGGACGCAAGTAAGTCGCGGAACGGAGCGTTCATCCCATGGTAGAACTACTACTATACTCTGGTATGATGTGTGCTGATGCTGATGCTTTAATAATCAGAATCAAANAGAACATATCAGAATTACCTCCGCATGTAGTTGTGGAGTTAGTGGAGACCGTAAAGGAATCTGTGCCAGAGTGCGAGTTCAAGTGGGACGCAAACGACTGAAGGAACGGGAAAACGGATCCTGCGAAAGCAGAGAAGGTTAATTTTCACCCATCTTTCAGGAGTAAACAAATGAACACACTTAACATCATCAAGAAGCAAATCGAGAAGGCAGCTGCACTTCACGACGCTCAGATCACTCATACTGCATACCGTGGCGTAGCATACGAATGCAAGCAAGTCGGTGAGGAAACTCACGGCACTTATTGCTATCGTGGTCGCGTATACAGCAAGTGATAATGATAAAGGGGGGACCTAACGGTCCTCTTTTTTATTGGGTAGATAAATACTTTAGCTCGTTGTAATATATACAATAGTAACTAACTTACTTGAGTAATTAAAAATTGCGTGGGTAAATCGCGTGCGCTCGGTAATCGAGCATAACGACGAGCGCAAGCAAACTAAAGTAAATAGTAGAAGCTGACACGTTTTGTGTTTAAAGGATTAGTATGATACACCTTTATATCAAAACCCACAACAAGACTGGCCTAAAGTACTTCGGCAAAACCACCAGAGACGACGTGAGTACTTACCGTGGCTCGGGTACCTACTGGAATAAGCATATCAACTTTCACGGGAATGATGTATTCACAGAGGTGGTAGCTTCGTTTCACGAAGACGAGGAAATGCAGTTGAAAGAGTTTGCGATAGACTTCTCTATAAAGAATAGTATAGTGGATTCAAGAGACTGGGCAAACCTAGTCGAAGAAAACGGACTCGATGGTAATGCTATGAAGGGTGAACAGCATCCTATGTGGGGCAAATTTGGTAAAGATCACCAGCGCTACGGAAAGCCCCTCTCTGATGAGTCGAAAGAAAGAATGTCGAAAGCCCAGAAAGGGCGGATTATTACAGAAGAGGCAAGAAAGAAAATTAGCGAGTCTCTCAAAGGGAACAAAATCCCAGACGATACAAAACAAAAAATCTCCCAGTCCATGCTCGGCAAGAACAAAGGAGAACTAAATGGTAACTCAGGTAAAGCCTGGTATACAAATGGTACGGATAATATAATGGCCTTTGAATGCCCAGAGGGATATCACAAAGGCCGGACACTTAAGAAGCGATCAAACTGACCAGATCGGCTCCATAGTCTTTTTAGAAACCACGTTCGATTGGCGGAGGATTTTGGGGGTGCCATCGTCCTTAAGCTCAGGCTCGACCCAGTCTCTTTCTCCATCAAGAGCTGCCGCAATCTCTCTAATCCAATCGGCGGCTGTCGTCGCAGGGACATTTTGGCAGATAACATTAGAATTTTTAGAGTCGACTTGGACTTTTTTATTGAATTCATAAGGGAAACCCATCATACCTAGTGCTTCAGATGTATTGAGCCAGCGGTCTTCGTAAGGATGCATAAGCATGGGTAAAGTCTTCCACATCAGGCTCTGAGTACGATGCCAGGCCAATTTCATCGAGCCATCCATGATATTTTTACCAGCAGCCTTTTTCTCACGAGTATAGTTCAACCAGCGATTCATCCGCTCATTACGAACAGCAACGCATGCCTCATCAAGCCAACCAGAGTTATAGATAACTTCCCACACACTAACCATCTTCTTGGCCGCTACAATGCTTAGAATGTCTTGTGTAGTCGATCCTCTGTACTTCTCTTTAATGAACTGCCAGAGGGGATCCTCAGAGGGTTTCGTGCCTTTTGTGTTCACGAGGGGGCTCGGAGCAAACTCTCCCTCCTTAATGAAACGGTGGAATTGTTTATAGTCTTTGTTGATAGGCTGGAGCAAAGGCACTTTCTTACCTTTCCATAAGAAAAAGAAAGAACGCGTCCTCTCTTGAGGTACTCCGTGCTTGATTGTTGACGTCTTAACTAGACTCATTGTATAATCATGCTTCTGCGCTAGCCCGTTTATCCTTTCAGCAAACTCTTCTCCCATCTTGGAAAATAGAGTGGGTGCGTTCTCTACCATGATAGCCTTTGGCTTAATGGTGTTCATAGCGTACTCTGATGCATTAATCATATGCATGTTGCTGGGAGCCGAACAACCGCGCGGGTTATTTGCGCTATCGCCACTTGTGGTATTGGCCATAGATAACCCGGCACAGGGAGGCAAAGATGTTACAATATCTACGTACTTCTTTGGATAAGCGCCCTCATCTATATTAAAAAATGGAATTTCTGAAAAGAATTTTAGACAATATGAATCATTCAGACCGAAAGTATCAGACCATGATGCAATCCACTCTGGATCACGACCGAGAGCGTTGGTTGTGCCAACAACCGATCCACCGACCAAAGGGATTATATGACCGTGAGAATAACTACTCATAATATTGATTTTTACTTCGATCTTTAGACTGAAAGGACTCAGTTTAAAGTAGAGGAGATAATGCTATAGAGCATGAAAGACAATATTAATTACGAGGCCCCAGAAGATTGGGGCGTTTCTTCAGAGGACACGTGGGTTAGTTTTGAAGAGCTAAAAGATAACGGTGCTCCTGTTCTTGAAGGTAAGGATGTTGTAGGTTTTATTGAATTTGCACAAATTAAACTCGCTCCAAATAAACCACCTGGAGCTACATCTTGGAGATCTATAGATAATAAACCAGTAGCGCTTGATCCATCTACAAAGCGATGGAGATATGTTCAGACAAAACCTCAGCAAAAGCCAAAAACTTCTCCTGCTCAGAGAATGGAGCAGGCCAGAAAATCTGGTAAGTGGAAAGGCCCAGTAGATAAAGAAACCCCAGAGGATAAGCCTGAGCCTAAAGTTAAGAAAGAGGTTAAAAAGCCAGAGCCTAAAGCAAAGAAAGAAGCTCCTGCGCCTAAGCCTGAAACAAAGCAAGAGAAAGAACCTACAGCAACTAACGTAGATAAGTATGCTCTAGATGTTGTTTCAGAAGAAGATGCAAAAAGAGTAGCCGATCTATCAGCTAGAGGGTCTGATGATTCGATGTTTGAATCTGGGCAAATTGCAATTGAACAAATAGACAAACATTATTCTGGAGCTTCTCCAATCCAAGAGCTATTCAATAGGTTTCCACAAAAAGTACAAGAAATCTCTGATGCAATTAAAGAAGGAAATTTAGACACAGAGATAAAAATGAAAGGCGGAAAGGAAGTAATGACCGTTAGGGACATTGCTGCTCAAGCTGGAGTAAAAGACGAAGAACTAAAATCTCTTTCTAGCTTTATTCAGTTACTTGATTCTCAAACAGAGTCAAACGGAACCTGGAAAACTTCTGCAACCTATAGCCTATCTCCAGGGCTAGATTACGCTTCTGCAAAGATGATCGAGCAAAGATCGGATCTTGCTGACTCAGGAACTACTGTTCAGGATATTAGAACCAAGGCTTATTCTTTAGGAGCATTGAACGAAGATAGTAAAGGTTGGGCTTCTTTATCTCCAGCCGCTGTTGATTTAGCCTTTGAGCTAAGACCGGCAAAACAAAGAGAGTCATTAAAAAAGAGCGGTACTCCTAACTATTTTTATGATCCTACTGCTCCTAATCAGCAAGGTAAAGCAAATAATGTAAGAGGAAGGATGGCGCTATTTATGTACGCAAGACAAGGAGGTAGGGACTGCTATGCTACAGGAGGAAACATTAAGCCTGTTGGTGACTTCCAAGTAGAGCACATTGAAGACATGTCTTCTGGAGGTAAAGACCACAAGGATAATTTTGCTCTTTCAGTAAAATATGTCAATGAGGCAAGAGGGTCTATGTCTCTGCCTAATCTCCAAAACCTTGGAGAAAGAAAAGCAAAAGAAGTTAATAATAACCTTGCAAACCCAGACGGAAAATTTTTACAAACAAGACTTGGTGCCTTACAAAAGAGGGGTATCCACGACGCTTTAAGTGCATCTGGGTCTCCTTTAAAGGGTAAAATATCTGATCTAACTAGCCCTGCATTCTTTGAGCTAATTACATCAAACCAAGGAAAATTACCTGAGGACCTAAAGACTTCTCAGGAGGATTTTAATTCTTTTGTAGAAGAAATAAATAACAACTTTGAAGGAAGCGTAAAAATTACAAACTTATCTTCGGCTAAGTTAGACGCTCTAGTTTCCTCTATAGGTAACTTAGGAGCAGACCCTACTAAAGTAAGAGATTATCTTGGTAGAATTGCATTTAACAACTACCACGACGGAAGTAGAGGAACTAGAGGAGGAACAAATGAAAGTCCGGCCGGACTAACTTCTCTTGAAAATAGAGCTTTAGGAAAACCTGATACAATATCAGAAGATAGATACGAACAACACACACAAATGATAGCCGCTTCTCACGCCGCTATTAGAAACGCAAGAGAAAGCCTAATAAAGGGAGAAGGCGGAAGCAATGTAGAATTTCACGAAGTTCTTTCTAGAAGCCTTCATTTTATATCTGGTAAGGCCGAAGACTCTCCAGAATGGATTAAGTCTCGTCCTTCCAACCCAAGAGATATTTTATTTACAATAGATACTTATCTTAAGAACTTTCGGCCAGAGTCTAAGGTGGGAAACAATCTTGACGGCTTGTATCTCTCCGCTGCAATGAGTCAGTATGGATTTAGCGCAGAAGAAATTGCTAATCCCAACTTATTAAAGCAAAAAACTAAGAGAACTCAGGCGGAAAAACTAAGAGCTAACTTAAAATTAATTAGAGGTGGAAACAATGAATGACAAATTCTTCACGGCTTTAGAAAATATTTTATATAGATTAAATACTACATTAGGGGAGCTAAATTTATCCCCTGATGAGTTATATGCATACTCAAAGCAATATAAGTTTAACCGTGATGAACTTGAGGCTTTTATAACTGAAACTCATAATAAGATGAAAGAAGAACCCGAAACGGATAGCAAACAATTTACCGAGGCAGATTACCTCGAGCTAATTAAGTTATCCCGTAACCCCGAATATTCCGATTCTATGGTATATTATAGGGGTAAAGTACTCGGGCGTTGTCCCGCAGGAACTACAAAAATGGGCAAAACATGCGCGCCTGTTCAGAAAGAAATGGCGCCATCAAAATATAAGAAAAATACTCTGGGTGGGTTGAGTAGAAAACAGGTAGAAAAACTCGCCAAAGCAAAAAACACCGAGCAAATCATCGAAGCTCACAAAGAAAAAGAAAAAGAAGAAAACAATGATTGAAAAATTACAGAAGCCCATCAGATTCGACAAAGAAGTCGATTGGCTGGTGGTAGCAAGAGATGGAGAGAAGTTTTATGTATCTAAAGCTTCTAATATCTCAGAAGACGATTCTATTGAACTCGTAGATATTAAATCCAAGCCTCTTCTTCAGTGGGCATTAGAGTTCGACTATCCTTTACGTAAATTTGTTAAATTACAGAAAACACTTGTAGAGAAATTCTTTGCATGAGTCTAATTACATCGTACCCAGAGAACCTTGAAGAAGCGTTCCCTGGGGCTAATATCGTCTCGGAAAAGCCAATCATCATCACCGTGGATGATTTTCTTTCTAAAGAAGAATGCGAAGAAGTTCTTAGGTTAAATTATTTAGATATACAAAGAGCAAGAGTTTCTGACGTTGGTAAAGGTTTAGTTTCTAATGTAAGAACAGCTCATCATAAATGGTTCACCTTCGGGGATTTTATTTTTCGTGTAATAGGAAAACGAGTCTCTTCTTATATAGACGTACCTCTAAGAAATTCAGAAAAACCTAGTGTAATTAGGTATTTACCAGGAGAAGAATATAAGCCTCATTTTGATGCATGGGACATTACCACAGAAGTAGGTAAAAGACATACAAAAGAAGGAGGACAGAGAATCTGGAGCTGCATACTCTACTTAAATGATGTAGAAGAAGGCGGAACAACTTCTTTTGTAAATCTAGAAAAAACAATCTCTCCAAAGAAAGGTAGATTGCTTCTCTTTAGTGACATAGATTTTAATAACCCTTTGCGCGCTGATCCTTTAACAAAACATTCAGGAGACCCAGTTATTAAAGGAGAAAAATGGATTTGTACAATGTGGTTTAGAATGGCAGGCATAAGAGATAAAGTTATCTATGAGTACGAAGAGTAATCCTTGACATAACCAACTAAATATGATAAGATAGGGCTGTAGTTACAAAACATCTATGGCCCTTTCTTTTGACCAACAATATATCAGGATCGCTAAGGAAATCCTGGAAGATGGGATTGAGGTTGTAGGTCGTAATAATCTCCGCTATAAGCAAGTATTCGGACAAACAATCAAGATCGATCTACGCGACGGATTCCCAGCCCTCACTCTACGCAAAATGCCCGTAAAGAACCTCTTTCGAGAGTTTATGTGGGATGTCAATGGAAACTATGAAGTCAGCAATCTCGGCCCTGCCAAGCATTTCTGGGATTTCCTCGCAGACGCTGAAGGACGTCTTGCCGGAGCCTATGGACGAAGCTGGAGAGCGTTCCCTCAAGTTTGCCCTGAGCAACATATGGAATGGGAGAACTTCCGCCCCGGCCCGTTCGATCAGCTCAAGTGGATTTGGGAACAGCTCAAAACTAACCCAACTAATCGACAGCTTGTTCTACAGACTTTTAATCCTGCTTATCAGTCTCTGCATTGCCCTCCTTGTCACCCTAACATCACTTTTTCTAGTGATGGCCAGTTTCTCGACATTCTCGTAAACGCTCGATCTAACGACATGGCAACAGGAGTCCCGTTGGACATGTTCCGATACGGATTGCTCTGCACCAAGATGGCAGAAGACGCTCATCTCACTCCTAGGTACGTTATGTTTGCTTCCGCCAATAACCACATCTATTCTCAAAACGAGGAAGCTATCTCTCAGATTATCAAGAACTTCCCCATGGGTAAGTCTGAAATCAAGATGAACGCACTCAAGCCTATCTTCGATCTCGATCCTGAAACTGACTTTGAACTTGTTGGATATTCCTCTCACGGGAATGTTCGCATGGAGGTTGCTAATTGATTAATTACGACTTTAAGTCGGAGTTACTGGAGGATGTGTTTGAGGTTAAAACTTCTCCTCTCCTCCCTATTTACATTATTGACTTTAAAGTAGCTGCGCACTTTATCAACGGATTTTACGATATCGCAGAGGAGGTTGCTCAAGGCGATGAGCAACTTCTTCGCAAGATTATCAAAGCAATGTGGGCCTATCGGTTAAACCGAGGGCCTGATATGCTTGAGCCTTTTGATTACGTAGCCGTCATTGCTGATGATTATAAAGGATTTGTAGGAGACGACGCGTCTGTCAATGGCAAAGGATACTGGCGCCATATCGAAGCCCATAAACTCAAGATGCAGGAGTATAAAGCTGGCCGAGCTCCTAAGCAAGATAACTTCATCCTTGTACAAGACATCGGTTACGAGTACATTGATAGCAAAAACTCCAGCTTCCATTACTTCTCTAAGGAATTCTTCGAGGCAGATGATATTGCTGGAAAGATCGCAAGGATGAAGCGCAATGCTTCTAAGCGATCTAAGCTTGGCAAACGACAAATCCTTCTTGGTACGCTAGATGGTGACTGGCAGGGTCTTGTATCGAACGAGCACGAGATTCTGTGGTGCAATACGGGTCCATGGTTACCTCGTATGCGAGGAGATAAAGAAGTTGTTGACTACTATCTTCGCAAAGAAGGGTTGAAAATTAAGGAAGCACGGGAGTGCTACACTGTTAAAGTAGAGGTAGGGGACATCGGCGACGGACTCCTGCCTGGCTCACCATTACGATTTTTTGATCTCTATGAAGAAGATGATACTTGGTGTTTTTCAGAAAAAGATACCTCTTACCTATCAAAAGTACTTAAGTCTAACGATAGATCAAACCGGCCGGATCACCTTGAGTCCGCAAAGAAGTTCCTCTTATCCTATGGGATGTACCTCCCTGAGCTCTCTGCAACTAGTGACCACGACAAACAACTCTTTTTCAAGAAAGCAGAGCGTATTCGTAAAGAAAAAGGAAACCCAGAACTCAAGGGTAGGAATAAGAAGCTCTGTCTGGAAGCTCCTAAAGAGGAGTTTGAGAAGTGCAAAGAACTCGCCGTTAGGGACGAAGATACGAAGCAAAAAATCAAGTATGAAGAACAAAATCTCAAAGATTGCGGAGAAGATAAACTCTGCAAGAAAGCGGTGAGACAAGCTATCAAAGCCTATAAGGGCATCCGAGACGACATCAAGGAGAAATTAAAACAGTTTGCAAAAGATATTGAGAGTGGTACAGTGAAGACATATCCTTTGGATGATGTTCTTAAAATATGGTCAGAGGACGCTCAAAAATATTATAAGGATACTTAATAAACTGACCACCCCTCTTGACATAACCGTCTGGAGGGGTTTATAATAAAGATCCCTTAGCGGAGATGATTTATGCCAAGAAAAAAGCCGGAGAAAGAACACGATTCAGCCTTCGCAACCCTAACCCCCAGTACTCCTGCGGAGATGTACAACGGCCTGACACCTTGGCTCCAAAAGAAAGGTTGTATTTTGCGTTTTGATTATAGCGCAAAGCTTCAGAGCTACCACAGTTTGTACACCTGGGGCGATCCTACTCCGATTAAAGGAATTGAGTTTCCTAAAGGATTTTCTGTCGCTATGCCAGCCGATGAAGACTATCTTCAAGGCATCCAGAAAACTCTTCTTGGTATTGCATCTGGGCAAGATGGCGATGGACTAACTGCAGAAGAAGCAGAATTTGCCCTTCCTCTTGTTATCTATCGCCAGGGCCGCGCCTCTGATATTGTTGACCATGTTCTAGGTCTTCAAACCCTCAAAGCTAGGTATCACAAGAAAGTAGGCGGAGGTTTATACGAGCAAGGAATTGCTTTCAAGCCTGAAACAACTCTTGGCAAGAACACTAGCTCTAGTCCTATCTTTGCCTACATCCCTGAGAAGTCTTGGTTCAAGGAAGAGATTCAAGATCTTAAGTTTGAAGATATCGTAAAGATCTTCCCTAAGTACGAAGCTAACATGATCAAGTTGATCCTTGGACGTGCTGTTGTTGGCCGGAGCGGAACTGTTCACCCCGGTACTGGAGAAGTTATCAATCACGGGTTTCGTAAAGCTGGCGTTGTAATTGGAGAACCTGGAGTCGGTAAGACTATTACCCTCAACGGAGTTCTTGATGCGATGAAATACCTCGGGTATGAGGTTACTGCAATGGGCGACTTTGGCTCTCGCTTCAATCAGGGAGAGATCATTACCTCTCACTTGGCATATAACGATGACCTTACGACTGAAGGCCTGAAGTCTATGCTCACGGCTCATAGCTTCAAATCTGTTGTTACTGGGGGTACAGAAAGGGTCGAGAATAAAGGAACAGATGCCGTGGAAGTCGTTGCAAATACGGTTATCTTAGCAAACTGCAACGAATGGAAACCTGAACTTACTTACGATCTAGACTCCGGTGCTATCTCTCGCTTGGCTCCTATTGCCACCTATCGACTATACGAACTTGAAGAAATGTCCGAAGAAGCGGGGCATGATCTCCACCCTGCTGCACATATTCGGTTTCTGTGCCAAAAGTACGATGTAGATGCTCGAACGCTGTACATCAAGTTGTTGCGCGATTGCGCCGACTTCTTTATGGATCATTGCCAAGGAGAGCAAGGAGAGGATGTCCACTTCTACTCCGAGGCTCTTCTTCCTTACATGAGGATCCAGATGCATAAAGCTGCTCTGGAAAGTTTCCTCCGGTTCATGCTTCTTGCCTATGCAATTCGTAACCGCCAAGGCAAAGGAACCTGGCTTCCTGAACTAACTCTGAATAGTTTTGAAGATGCCTACGAAGCAACTCGGTTTTTGATGATTGACAAACGAGCTGATGGACTCCGTACTCTAATGAAACAAGATTGGGAGTATAATAATCGTCCATCCCGTCATCCATATTGGGCTCAACGTAAAGTCTTGATCACTTCTGTTGACAAAGCTTGGGCCGCTCTTCAAGAATCCAAATCCAGTAAAGACGTAGCTCTAAGTGTTGAGATGGTCCTCGATGTTCTCCGTCTTCGTGATGGATTTAACATGGGCAAGAAAATGCCTTATGTTGTAAGAACCTGGGAATCGGTAAAAGGAGAATGCAAAAAAATCTATGCCCTTGCCAATCGGCTCATTGAACAAATCGAAGAAGAGGATCGTATGGCCGTTTGTAACTCCAGAACTGTTTGTGATTCTCAGTGGTTGTATGATCCTGACTATGACCCCAAAAATGTGGGAAGGGGTATCACAGCAAATTGTGACAATCAGTGAAGGGGGGTATCATGAATAACATTCTTGTTTCAATCGATGACGAAACTTGGGATCACAAGCCAAGTATCAAACTTCAGTATAAAGATTGGGTAGATAAGTTTGGCAATCCTCGTAACGAGGTAAGTGTTATTGGAGCTCGATTGGGTTCTAATATCGATAAAGTCTCTCCTACTTCTCTTGCAAGAGGTATCGCTCAAGGTAAAACTTGGTCACCATTTATCTTTAATGAGTGTCCACATTGGAAGCGCCCTCGTAGGATCGAGACCTTGTTCAAGTCTTGTCAAGTGTTTGCTATTGACTTTGACAATGGAGAATCAACTAAAGAAATTAAAGAACGTGCTAAATCGCTTGGAATCGAATTTACAGTTATCCACAACAGTTTCTCGAGTACAGAAGAGTTTCCGAAACATCGCGGAATCGTATTCACAGAAGAGAAAGTTACAAGTTTTGAAGAAGCTAAGAGATTCTCTGTTGCCTTAGCCTATGCTTTCGATGGAGATAAGCAATGTATTGACGTTGCAAGATTGTACTTTGGGTCTAAACCAGATAGTATTATCGAGGTAAACAAAAATGCAAAAGTCTCTATCGAAAAACTTCAAGAACTTGCCAAAGAAATCAATGCTGATCAGTATATTAACAAAGTTTCTGAAAGGGGAGCAGAAAAGCCCGAAGGCACGCACTGGGGAGATTCTACTGCTCAGAAGAACATTTTGCACAAACTCAGCAAGTCGAAGCAAACGTACATTCGGAAGAAGGTCCTGGGGATTCTCAAGGAGGTAGAAACTTTTGATGGCTCTAAAGGATCTAGGTATGAGTGCGTATGGAGAAATACATCTCGGTTGGCTAGAATGCCAGAGCTAGTAGGATCTGCAGTGTTCCAATGGATGACTGACTCTATTAAAAAGAATGAGTATTTTGCAGACTGGGACTGGGAGCCAGAAGGAGTCGTAATGAACGCAATTAAATGGAGCATTGACCATTCAGACGATCCAGTTTAAAGTATTGGATAGATGATGCAAGGTTTCAGTGGCTGACTATTACGTCTACGATCAAAAAAGCAGCAGTCCTTCTTACGCTGTACCCGGCACAAAAAATCTCTTTGGCGGAAATATAGATGTTGTCTCTAAGTTAGATGACATCTCTTTCGAGCCTTTTGCAGATGGGTCTCTAAGAAACTCTATAGCTTATATTATCCCTTGGGTCAGAGGAAATAGCGGGTCTGGTACTCAGCTCTCCTCTGCCCCTGCCGCTGCACCACGAGCTGCCACGCTTGAAGCTTTAGTTGGTGAATTAACAGATATCTCTTTTACCGCAGAAGGTACATTTGACTACATCCCCGACTTAGAAAGTTCTTACACGGGACAACAATATATTCCTCTATGGGATAGCGAAGATTCAATCTGGAGACAGACAGATACCGCAGAATTTTTTACAAATAATCTTGTTGACTATAATGTTTCAAACGACTTTAAAACAGATTTAGGAAGTAATTACTATTCTCAATATAATACAGACGAGGATGGAGAAACAACAGTAGGGACATCGGACGCAGAGTCTAGACAAAATAACCTATCTGTTGAAATACCAATAGGTTTTAGACGAGGCTTATTAACAGGAGCGTCGTTCCTTGCTGATACCCTTATAGAAAACGCAACAATTAATAATATAGCCGATCAGGGGATAAGGCTTGATTCTGATTTATTCAATGCCCCTAGCGGTCCGGTTTATCTTGGAAACGCCAATGGTATAATAAATCAAGTACTAGACTACGCCAATTTATTTGGAGCAAACATTCCTACGGGTTTTACAACTAGCATACATCCAGATCTACAGTCTAATAAATCTAAATGGAACGAGGCAAACCTAAGTGGAGCTTCTGTAACCCCAGAAGGTATGTGGCAATTTTTGTTCAACCCAGAAGGGATTACTTTAGCGGCAAGTCCTCAATTTTCTGCTTCTGAAACATGGGGAGTATCAGATGAGCCAAATGCAGGTCAACCCTTACATTGGACTAATCATAAAAACGCAGAGCTAAGATTTAATAAAGTTCTTCTGAACGGATATATTTTTAAAAAGTCCGTAGAAAGTCTCGAGCAGGGAATCATTGAGTTGTTCATGAAGACTCCTACAAATGACGCAACGCACGGTCCTCAAGTACTGGAATTTGTTTGGGGTAAGAAATGTTTTGGTCCTTGCGTAATTAAAGACATACAAGTTACAGAAAAGATGTGGGACAATGGCTTACTTGTTAATGCCGAAGTAAGCTTTACTCTTGTAAAAGTCCCTGAGTGGACAATCAATGACGGCCAGGTAAGCACATATGACCCTAGCGCTTTACCTCCAGTAGAAGATCCAAGCGAGGGAGATCCTACAAGAACCGGAAAAGAATCACCTAGCGATTCAGATTCTCCGCATGATCCAGAGGCCCCATACGATCCTAAAAGAGCTGTAAATAATTGGCAAAAGGATAAATGTCAGAGAGTAAAAAAAGTTCTTGATAATAAAGATGTTGTTATAAACAGAGTTATTGACATTAGAGGAGTAATGAATGATTTAGCAAAAGGTGTAAGACTTTTTACTTCTTTTGGCCCGAAACAACAAATGGAGCAAGTACGTAGGATTACCTCGTATTATAACTCTTGGCTAGATGTTGCTCAAAGTGCAGATACCACTCTTAGTTACAATTATGGTAAGTGCGGTAGGGAAGCAATTGGCCAGGGTCAAACAGAATTAGGCCTAAAATTAGAAGCATTACCTAACGTAGAGGACACTGGAAAAGCAGGTTATACTCCCTCTAGAAAAGCGTTAGTAGACGGTTTTACTCAAAAAATAATGAATTGCGCAAACGAGATAGGAAAAACTCTTGACGCAAAATATAAGAGTAATCAATGTCCAGCAACTCTTGGAGGTACCATTGGCGGAGGAAATGCTGGAGGAGCCCAATCCATTAATCCTAACGCTTCTGCGTATATTCCACTGGAAACATAATAACTCATGGCAAATATAGCATTAGACATTAGAGCCAATACTCAGAAGGCCCTTGGAGAATTTAAGAAGTTATCTAGAGAGTTAGATAATAAATTCTTAGTTCAAGGCCTAAAGCTTGATGTCGTAAAGGATGCTTTTAAGCAAATTAATAGAGAGTTTGATAACGCGCTAGGGGATCAAGGGTTACGTACTGCAGAGACAACCGGACAATTACAAAGATCTTTAGGGCAAAATTTAGTTGCTCTTAGGAAGTTTGGCAGAGAGGGCGCAGAGGCTGTATCCAACTCTGTAAAAAGTGCTCTACTCGATCTTCAAGCGCAAGGTAAAATTACCGGAGAGGTCGTAAAAGATGCATTTAATGTTGCAGGGCTTTTAGACTTTGAAGGCACAGCAGAAGAAAGAAAGCAACAATTTACAAGAGCATCTACAGAAATTGCTCAATTTCTACAAAAAACAGAGTTCCTCTTTGGAGATCAAGACCAGCAAACCTCTCTTGCAAAGAAAGCCTTATCTGGTCAGTTAACCGTTCAAGATCTATTAAACATAGATACTGAAGCCGGGGGTGTTGGAAATGAGTTTAAGACCATCCTATTAAAATATAGTGATGCGTTAAGGAGCGTAGATCCTACAACAAGAACAAGAGCTTATCTTGCAGCATTAAGAGAGTATCAGAATAGCCCAGAGTTCCAGAAAGATCTATTTGCAATTGCTCCTATTAGAGCTGTATTCTTAGAACTAAGAGGGTTATTTTCTCCAAAGGGTGTGTTTGGCGCCATAAGGGCTGTAGGAGAAGAAATAGGAAGCTTTGATGATCCGAGTCGCAGAATACCAAGAAACGTTCTCAATACAACAGGTATTTTATTAAGAACCATATTTGATAAAGACGAAGGACTCTTTGCCGAGTTATTTAAGGCGCTACAGGATGTATTTGGGTCTGGATTTGATCCTCTAGAGCCTATCTTAACAGGCATAGAATTCTTTACAGACGTTGTAGAATCCATTAGAGATTTCTTTGCAAGTCCTGCTTTTAGAAACTTACTAGGTGTATTTGAGCCTTTAAAAGAAGCTATTGGGAACATAGAAAGTCAAGGCTTAGTTAACATAACTCCAGATGAGATAAATGGAGTTGTTGATGGTGTCTTTGATTCTGTAAGATTAGCCTTTAACAAACTTGCTTCGTTTATTAGGAACATTGACGTAAGTACTATAGGGTCTATTGTAGGAAACTTAGTAACTGAAATTGTCAAAACTCTACCCAGCCTAATCAACGTCGCAGTTGCTGCTATAGGCAAAGCAATCCAGGCATTAGGGGCTATTCTTAGCAAGATAGATGGTGGTCAGTTAGGAGCGATATTTGCTGTAGTAATTTCTGGTATAGGAGAGCTCATACTCAAAGCAATACCGGTTGTCTTAATAGCCATAGGAAAAGCTTTCCAGGCCTTAGTTGGTGCATTTACTGAAAGTGGTATTGTAGGTAAAGCTTTAATTGTCGGCACATTTGCTAGCTTTATCTCTAAAGTATTTGGCGGGCCAGGGCTGATTTCTCTTATAAGAGATAAAATAGGAGCAGGATTTAATAGTCTTTTCCGTGGTGGAAAAGATGGTCAAGATGCAAGAGCTGTAAGAGGCCTAAGAGGATTTGAAGCAAGCGTAATTAGCAGACTAAATACTATTATTAAGCTACTAGGAGGCAGACCTGGAGCCGATCCGTTTGGAGATGGGCCCGGCCGCGGGCCTAGAGGCGGTCCTGGCGGAACTCCTCGCCGCCCACCTACAAGAGCAGCTCAAGAAAGATTTAGAAGAAGGTTTGGTGATAGGGCGTTTAGACAGAGATTCAGAAATCCTGTTAGAAGCGGAGCAAGATTTAGACTCGCGAGTAGAGTCGCACGTAGACAGGGCGGAAGGTTATTAGATTTAGGAACTAGATTCACTCAGCCAATCACACAAGCATTGGGAGGGTTGAGAAGTCAACTTTCCCAATTTAGAGCAGGCTTTGGCACAACAGCAAAAACCGCGAGAGGATTTAATGTTGCCGTTGGCGCCGCGTCACCTGGCAGAGCATTTAATATAGGGCAAGGGTTAAGAAGGCTACCTAACACTATTGCCAGAAGCTTTAGAGGCGTGTCATCTAGGATTGCTGATCTGTTAGCCAGAAGTGGCAGAAGCATATCTTCTCTTAGCACGACAGCTACTACTGCTCTTAAGACTCTATTTACAAATACTTCGAGTGCTTTATCTAGGAGCTTTAGTGGTCTATCTACTAGACTATCTAGCCTCCTACAAAGAAGCGGTAGTTCTCTAACATCTATAACAAGAGCTGTTACATCTCGGATTGGTGTTATATTTAATGCGGCGGCGAGAAGAATAAGTAGCATCTCTACTGCTGCGGCTAAAGCAACTACAGAGGTTGCAAAGAAAGCTCCTCAAATAGCAACGAGGGTCGCTAATGTTGCCGGAAGAGTTGCTGGAGCGGCTGGTGGAGTAGCAGGTGGTATAGCTAGAGGAGCGGGCGCTGTTGCAAGAGGAGCCGGTAATTTGATTAAAAATCTCCCTAAAGGAGGAATAATCACTGCGCTCTTAGGAGGATTTGCAATTGCAGATATTCTTGGACGTAAAACTGACGCCTCTGAGCTTGAAGGACTAACTCCTGAGGAAAAAAGAGAAAGAAAACGTCAAGATGAAAGAAGCAAGACAAGAGGCGTACTTGGAGTGCTTAGCGGTATAGGGGGCGGAGCACTAGCCGGTGCCGGTGTTGGCGCTGCTCTAGGTGCTGCTGGAGCCAACCCATTTACCGTAGCAGTTGGCGGAATACTTGGATCTATTGTTGGTGGCATTATCGGAGAAGAGGCTGTTAATGTCTTAGGAGACAACATTATTGACGGGGTTACAGAATTTGCTAAGAGTGTGGGTGGATTCTTCTCTGGACTCTGGAGCAATGTTACTGGGTTCTTTGGAGGAGCATTTGAAAATGTTAAAGGATTCTTTGGTAACATAGCTAAATGGTTTACAGATCTTCCTGAAAACATAGGAAAATCATTATCTAACGCCTGGAGCTCTATTTCTTCTACTCTTGCCGATCTTCCTGCCTCGTTCTTTGGCTTCTTACTAGGTCCTATTGGATACTTAGCTAAGCCACTAATCGATAGATTAGCAGGCAAAGATGTCAATAAAGAAGAAAGAGTTGAGACAGTTGAAAAATCTTTAGGAGGTCGGGTTAACTTCAATGAGAAAGGAACAGGTGAATTTGGTATCCTGCCTAACGGAACAACATTCATTACTCCTACATCTATGCCACAAGTTCTTAACGCTATGGCCGGCAAAAGAGGATCAGGAGAAGTTAATAACTCTATCGTAATTAATGTTAATGCCCCTGGGGCAAATGAATTTGCAAACCAACTTAGTGAACAAGTATTGCAAAAACTTGAAGATATGTACGCCGAGACCCAATCTACATTATGACTTCCAGCTTTGAACTATTCCCCTCTCTAAGTAATTCTAAAGACTTAGATACGATTAAAAACAATTTTGGGGTAAATGATAATTTAAGATCTGAAAATAGCGAAGAGTTAAAATACTCTAGAGCTAACCCGTCTATTATTCCACCGGGTAAATTATCCACGGACGAAAAATATGGCTCTTCGTCTATAAAAGGACTATCTTATCCTTTAGAAATAAACGGCACCGGCGGATTAAAAACATCCTCTAACTACGACCGATTAAGTGAGCAAGTTCTTGAAACTTTACACACTAGAGTTGGCGAAAGAGTATACAGACAATTTTTTGGCATTCCAGAACTAGTTTTTGAAACTGTATCAGAAGAAGTTTTATCTCAAATAATTAAAAAACAGCTAGAAGAAGCTATTCCATTTGATATAGAATTAGACGTTTCAGTTGAAATATCAGAAGACGGACGAGCCGTTATTTACGTTGGTTATTCCTTAGAAGGAACCGGCAAGTACATAATTAAGTATGCCACGAATTCATAAAAACTTTGCAGAGTTTGGGGCCGATGCGCAACAGATGCTCATTGACCAAATTCAAACAATTGACCTAGAAAAGATTGGGCCAAAGTCTATTGCTCATGTAGGTAAGACTTTAATTGGATTGATCAAACAATCTCATCGCTTTCAAGAAGAAACAGACGACGATATCAGAGATAATTGGATTGCAATTCGCGAGCTATCTCATATCATCCTTACAGAAATCCTGGCCAAATACCAAGAGCTTAGCGCAATGGGCGAGATCCCCGAGTGGGAAAGAGCTAATGTTATGGGCGTACTCACCGAGATAACTAAAGTCTGCCACGACGAAGCAAAACGAGACGAGCTATCTGAACTTAACTCAGGTAGCAGAATAGATGAAAGTACATTAGATGAGATTTTAGGACTATAGTAATATAATACTAGATATATGGCAACACCTAGAATTTATTTATATAAAATAACTTTTGAAGAGGTTCCTTACTTCTACTATGGTATTCATAGCGAAAGAAAATATAATGAACATTATATGGGCTCCCCCATAAAAAACAAGTGGGCGTGGAAGTTTTATACACCTAAAAAACAAATTTTACAAGAATTTGATTCATGGGAGCAAGCCACTTTAATAGAAGAAAGAGTTATTAAATACTTTTTAGGCAGAGACCCTAATTGTTTAAATGCTTGTGCAGGAAGGGCTTTTTTGAATGGAAGGGGTAGGGATAACCATCGTTATGGAACAAAATGGTGGAATAATGGAATTAAAAATAAAATAGCTATGGATTGTCCTGGTCAAGGATGGAAGAGAGGAAAATTAAGTAAATCGCGTAAATATAAAAGTGGAAAGGAAAGTCCTAACGCAAATAAGAGATGGTGGAATAACAAGAAAGAAGAAGTTTTTACTGAAACAAAACCAGATGATTCTTGGGAAAGAGGGAGAATAAAAAAAGCTTATCTATATGAAAGAAGAAAGCCTTTGACAACAGAGCATAAAGAGAAATTATCAAAAAGTTTAAAGGGTAAGATGGCTGGAAATAAGAATCCGATGTCAAAGGATAATTATTCATTTACACAAGAGCATATAAAAAAATTAAGTGAAAATTCAAGCGGACGAAAGTGGTGGAATAATGGTATTAAAAATAAATTTCAAAAAAATCAACCTGGACCAGATTGGGTTGAAGGAATGATAACTAAAACACAGGAGAATAATAATGTTATCTATTGATCAAGCACGTGCTGGTGGAGAAGGTATGATCTCCAAGCAAGATGTAAAGAAGAAAATGAAAGACGGCCCTCCTATCTTTGAATCAGAGGACAAAGAAGTCGAGCTAGTTGTCCCCGATGGTTGGAAGAAGGCTAAGGAATAGTTTAAAGACATATACCGCTGCATAAGGTACATGCAATGAAAGATATGAAGATGCCTTCGATGGAAGAAAAGAAGGCTAAAAAAGATTACGATGGTGATGGCAAAGTAGAATCTGGAACAGATGAGTACATGGGTTCTAGAGATAAAGCCATCAAAGAGGCTATGGGTAAAGAAGAAAGCACTGATCACAAAGAAGATGGAGATCCTTGCTGGAAGGACTATGAAATGGTAGGCACCAAGAAGAAAGGTGGAAAAACCGTTCCTAACTGTGTACCCAAAGGTTCTAATTCCGAGATGGAAATGTATTCCGAAGTTAACGTGCCCGAAGGTTGGAGCGTAAGTAGAGATGTTTACAAAAATTAATGTTCCAGAAAGTTGGAGTGTAAGAAAAAATGTTAAAAACTTTGGAGTTAAGTTAAGACCTGGTAAACCTCCTGGTGCAAATGAGTGGCAAGATGTTAAAGGACGTCCTGTTGTAAGATCAGGACGTGGTTGGAAATTAGTAAAACAAAAGCCAGAGCAAACTAAAGATTCTGAAACTGAGTCAAATAAAATAGAACTAAGCCCAGAAGAACAAGAGGAATATAACTCGTTTGCAAAAATAACAGAAGAGGGCCTAAATAGTTTTACTAGAAAGTCCTTTTACCCAAACCCAGAGCAGGCAAAAAAAGACGAAGAACACAGAAGAAAAAGAGGAGAGCCTTATCTCAAATTATCAGAAGATCAGAGATCAGCTATTGGCGCATATACTGGCTATTGGGATTGGAATATGAACTCTATGCTCCGTACTGGAAAAATAGAACAATCCGATAAGCAAAACTCAGAAGGAAAAAAGCCACCAAGCGAAGCTCAAGTAAAAAAGGCAATTAGAGATCTATCTTCTGCTCTCGAGTCGTTACCCGATGCTCCAGAAGGTACATTTCTTAGAGCAGTAAGCGGAACATCCGATTACATGAAACAATTGCAAACACTGCAAGAAGGAGACGTAATTGAAGATCCTGGGTTTTCTAGTTTTACTGCAGGGCGCGCTCCGGTTATTGATAGGTTTCTCAAAGGCGAAGCAAACTCCGACCAAAACTTAGTTTTAAAAGTTACTTCGTCAAAAATGAAAGACATTTCTCCTATTAGTAAATATCAAAGAGAACAGGAACATATGCTTCCTCCTGGCTCAAAGTTTAGGGTTATTGGTAGAAGTACTGGTTATAGTAGAAAAGCAGGAGATCACACCATACTCGAGGTAGAACAGATCTAATTATGAAAGAAAACAAAGAACAATCAGGTCTTGGTAATAGAATGTCTGACTTGCGTGGTATTAAAATCACCAGAGCAAAAGAAAACTCTAACATGGCAGAATATGCTATACCAGAAGGATGGTCCGTAAACCCTTCCTTTTCAGAAACCGTAGGACCTAAGATCAAGAAAAAAGACCACCTCTCTGGGAACCAGGACAAGTCCAAAATGCTCGAGGAAGAGATCGGCGACGATATGGACGACGCTGACATGTCAGAAGAAGAGTATGCTTTTTGGAGTGAGTGTGGTTGTGATCACGAAGAGGACGAAGAGGAGGAAGAAAAAGCCGAGTATGCTGACGACGGCAAGAAATATACTCACACTTACACAGATAAGAAGGGTAAGAAAAAGAAAGTAAGATACGGCGCAAAAGGTTACTCTATTGCTCCTGGAACCAAGCGCGGGGATAGCTATTGCGCTAGGAGCTATGGTGACATGAAGTCACACAATAAAGATTGTTCTGGAAAGGATCGTAACACACCAATGTGCCTGTCGCGGCGTAAGTGGAAATGTAAAGGAAAATCGTCTTCTAAGGGGTGACATAACCACCCCTTTCATTGTATAATAAACTTAGTATAGGAGTACTCCCATGGCATCAGCAATTTTGTATGTATTTGCGTTTAGTACCTGGGGATTGGGGCTTGTAGCTTTTATCTCAATGATCGGAATTAATATCGAGAAATGGCAAAAGAAAAAAGAAGTTTTAGATTTTGAGTTAAAGGAAAAGACTGTGCTCCTTGAGAAATTAACCTCTAATAATTCTCCTTTGAACATGATGGCCATGATGGCAGAGATGGGAGCAAAAAAGCAAGGGAACGTTGCTCCACCGATCCCTGATAAAGTAAAGGAACTCATGTCAAAAAGCCCCGGTCATCCTGAAGTAGAAGAGATTGACGGAACTGACGAAATTATCGGAGTACGCTTCGAAGCAGAAAACTATCCACCTAGTTTTGACGAAGATGAGGAGTGATGGAGATACCGGAGATTGGATCTGGGATTAGTGAAATAAAAATTAGATCCGAAGAAATAAAAATAGCAGAAATAAAAATACGGCCGTGGGAGATTCGCTCCCCGGTCGTTAATCGTATTGGGCTTGATCCTATAACCAATGAAATAGGCAGGCCTATTGTAGAAATACCCGGCTGTGTTGAGGCAAGACAAAGTAATAACATGCAGTTGCTTGAGGACGATCCCAAGGGCAACCTAACTCTATGCGATGGAAACATACCGTACTTTAGGCCGATACAATTTGAGCCGGAGGTGATACTTCAGACTCCGAAGCCAAAGGCAGATACACGGAAGAAAGAAGAACCCGCAACTGATACTAATATAGTTAAAGAAGTACCAAAAACACAGCCGCCCGCTTCTCCTCCTTCTCCAGACAGCAAGATCGAGTGCCCTACTCAAGAGTTACTAGATGAGCAACCTATCGGTCTTATATTCGACAGCGGGCGAAAAGAAGTTACAGGATATAGACTAGAAGGTAAGCAGTGTTTTGTAGAGACAAAAGACGTGACAATAGTTGAACAAGCAGTTAACGCTCTGCCTCCCACAGGAACCGTAGTTACAACAGCTTCTATCGCTGTAGTTGCAACAACATCTGCTCTTATGGCAAAACCATTTGCCGATATACTGCTCAGAGTAATTAAACCCGTAACCAAAAAGGTGGTTAAAAAGATTGCTTCTATTCGGGGGAAGACTGTAAAGGTCGAGTCTGTAAGGGAGCGCCGAGATGCTCAGCGCGACCGGGTGAATGCGATTCAGGCTCTGCGGAAGGCCCTGAAGAAATAGCATGGTGGTGAGGGTGAGAATGTCCTGGTGGGTTGTTGATTAGGACGTCTGCGCAAATCTTATAGTACGGCGAACGAGGATGGAACTGAATACCGTCTTTTGCTAAGTTGCCGCAGTTCCTTAATCTTGCCAGCTCAAACTCTAATCTCTTACTCGCAGTAACTTGGGTTTGCAAATCAATCTGCGCTTGAGCTGCGTCTTTACATAGTTGTTGGAGCTTTTTGTCCATCGGCTTCGACCATGTAATCGAGAAACCTACACCTAAGTTATAATTATCTTTCTGCCCAGTTCTTACTCTTTTTCTAAATAAAATATCTCCTGGGTTATCTAGTACTCCGTCGCCGATAGGATTGCCGTCGTCATCGAAGGCACCGAAGTTATCTGTAACGTCGTAAACAGGGTCCATGTAATATCCCTGAAAAGGTTTTTGTGCTGCCACTGCCCCAGTTACATAGGGCGTAAAGTTCATAGTCGGTCCTTGACATTGAACTCCTCCGCCATAGCCATTTGTGATATAGGGACCTTGTAAAACTTGGATCGCTTGATTTGTAACAGACCCTGAAGAATTAGCAACAGGAGAAGCTGTGGCGCTAACACCACCCACAGTTTCAGAAAGAGCCGGAGTCGGGGATAATAGTCCAAGAGAAAGAAAAACTAAAAATGATTTACTGTGTTTAAAGACAGACATAATAAACATATTTTTACACAGTTATGAAGATCATAGATAGAAGCGGTGAAATTCATGGTGGTCTTACAGTTCTTCGTAAAGACCTTGAAGCCACCAAAAAACACCATAGAGCGCATTATTGGTGTCTTTGTAAACATTGTGGCCAAGAATCACTCCAGAGTTCCAACATCTTTAGAAAAAAGCCTCCTGTAAGTTGTGGTTGTAGGAGAA